AACTGGCCCGCCTTCAGGCCCGCCTGGTACACCGTCAGGCTGATGGGCGTGGCCGGGGTGTCGTGGCCCGCCAGGTATGCGTCGGCCACCGTTTGCAGTTCCACCTGGCCGTGGATGTCGGCCCAGGTGACGGCCCGTTCCCGCCGCCCGTAGGCCGTATGAGATGCCGTCGGCCAGGTGCCGGTCGGGGGCCGCCACTCGGGCGTCGTGCCGCTGCCCCCGATGGCCCATACCGCGTTCACCAGGTCGAAGGTTTCGTCCGGCAGGACCAGGCCGACGTACCCCACCCTGGTGGACCCGTTGGCCGCCGAGTCCACCAGGGTGAACGGGGCCACGGTGGACTCGGCGGTGTAGTTGTGGACCCGCAGGCTGTCGTCAACATAGAACGACGCCCCGGACGCCTTCGTGATGGCCGCCAGGGCGTCGTACAGGTTCAGGTTGGACACGTCCACTTCGGGCATGGACGCCTTCACCACCTGGTTGTACGGGGCCGCCGCGGTGATCCCCTTGGTGCTGTAGGCCACCACCGCCTGGATCATGGCCTGGTCGGACTGGCCCGCGACCAGGACCAGGGTGCCGTCGATCACGTCGTCCGCCAGGTAGGTGGTGGTGTCCTGGCAGGTGATGCGCTGGACCCTCCGCCGCCCAGGGCCAGGGCCGGTGTCCGCCCGCTTCCGGTTGCGGACCTTGCCCCGGAACACCCTGGTGGCCCCGTCGTACACCTGGATTTCGTCCTCGGGCGTCATCAGGCTGGCGCCCAGGTAGTCGAAGTCCAGGACCGCGGTGCGGCGGCTGGCCCGGTTCGCAATCCGCAGGCTGTCCAGGTGAATGCTGGACGTGATGTCCCCCAGGGCGGTGGACGTGACCTGGATGGCCACGGCCTAGAACCTGGCCGCCTTGGCGCGTTCGGCCAGGGACCTGGACAGGGCGTCGATGTTGGCCTGGGTGCCGTAGAACGTCCCGATGTTCACCACGATGGTGGTCCCGCCCCCGGCCCCGGCGGCCACGGCCAGGCCCGCACCACTCGCCCCGATGGGGCCGCCCGCCTGGCGCAGGCGGGACGCGATGTCGGCGGGCAGGATCATTTCGCTTTTGTGGACCTGGGCCACCATGTCCTGGGGGATGTTGTACGCCCCCACCGCGAACGACGGCAGTTTGATGTTCGGCAGGTCCACCGTGATGCCCTGGGACGTGATGTGGAACGGCCCGATATCAATGCGAAGGGACCGGAAGGCGTCCTCCACGGCGTCCCAGATTTTCCCTGGCAGGCTGGCCAGGCCATCAATCACGCCCTTCACGATCTGCCCGCCCAGGTCGATAGCGGCCTTCAGTAGCGTGGCCCCCATGGACAGCAGGCCAGGCACCAGGTCCCTGGTCACGAACGTGACGAACGATTGCACCAGGCCAGGCTGTCCGCCCGACCCCAGCAGCAGGTCTATCACGCCCTTCACGATGGCCCCGCCCAGTTTCAGGGCTGCCTGCAGCAGCCTGGGCACGCCCTCCGTGACCACCCAGGACACGACCTTCACCAGCAGGTCGCCCAACTTGCCCAGCAGGACCGGGACCTGGGGGCCGACCCAGGCGACCAGTTCGCGGGCCATTTTCCCCAGGCCCTTCACGAACGACGGGATGCCGGTGGACACCAGCCAGTTCACCCCGGCTTCCACGAACTGCAGCAGGCGTTCCAGGAACACCGGGATCATCGGGCCGATCCAGTCCACGAACGCGCCCGCCCAGGCGCCCAACTTGCCCAGCAGGACCGGGATTTGTTCCATGACCCAGGTGCCCAGGGCCACCACCAGGTTCCCCAGGGCGGCCAGTACCTCGGGGATCATCGGGGCGATCCAGGCAACGAACCGGCCCGCCAGGTCGGCCAGTAGGACAGGCACCGTGTCGATCAGGTCGGTGATGAACTTCATGATCCTGTCGCCCAGGCCGGTGACGGCTTCCGTGAACTCTATGGACCCGGCCCCGGCACCCGTGAACGCTTCGACCACCAACTGGACGCCGCGGACAACCTTCCCGGCGGCGGTGGCCAGGGGGCGCAGGGCCTTCACCGCGATGCCCAGGGCGTCGCCCAGGCCGCCCGCGGACTTCACCATCCCCAGGAACCCACCCGCCAGGTCCCCTACGACCCCGAACACCCGACCGCCGATGTCCAGGATGGTCGCCAGGGCCGCGCTGATGCCGTCGAAGAACCGCTTGGCCTCGTCGGTCCCCAGCCACGTTGCCAGACCCTGGGCACCCTTGGACACCAGGTCGAAGAACGGACGCAGGGCCTTCCCCGCGGCCATGTTCACGCTGTCCAGGATCGTGGACATGGCCCCTTTGAATGTCTTGGCCTGTTCGGCCATCATCCCGCCCATCGGGCCCTTGCGGATGCCGTCCGTGATAGCTTTGATGGCTTTGTCCGCGGGGATCAGGCCCTGTTCGGACAGCTTGCGGACCTCGGCCACGGACTTGCCCATGCTGTCGGCCAACAACTTCCAGGCGGGGATGCCCATGGAAGTCAACTGCATCATGTCCTGCGCGGTGACCTTGCCCGCCGCCTTCATTTGCCCCAGGGCGAACGTGGCGCGGCCCACGGCGTCGGACCCCAGGCCCAGGGCGGCCACAGCGTCCCCCACGTCGCCCAGGATGGGCAAAACTTCGTTCGCGCTGAACCCCATGGCCAGCATCTGGTTGGCCGCCGTTTGCAGGCTGGGGAAGTCGAAGGGCGTTTTGGCCGCGAACGCTTCCATATCCGCAATGAACGCCTGGGCTTCTTCGGCGGACCCCAGCAGGGTGGTGAACCCGATGCTGGCCTGTTCCATGGCGGCGTTGTAGTCGATGGCGGCCCCCTTCAGGAACCCCACCCCGGTGTCAATCACCGACTTCATGTAGCCGCCGCCCAGGAACCCCAGGGCGGTCCCCATGGCGTTTTGGATGATCCCGCCCGATTTCTTGACCTGGCCGTGCAACTGGTTCAGGCCCTGTTCGACCTTGGACGTGTCCACGGCCACGGTGCCGTGGAGGCGGAACGCTTCCACCCCACCGAACATCGACACCGCTACGCCCCTCCGTCATCCCCGGACCTGGCGGCTGCCATGGTCCTGGGTTGCCGTCCCCCACCCTTCGCCTTCGACCGCTTGGCCGCCTCGGCCTCGGCCTGTTTCCGTTCCTTCGCTTCCAGGTCGTACAGGGCCACCCAGTCCACCCACTCGGCCATGGACAGGGACCGCCGCAGTTCGGCCCTGGTCCGCTTCAGTTCACGCGCCAGGTGCAGTTCCAGCCTGGCCGCCGGGTCCGCCAGAAAACCGCCGCTGGGCCTGGACCACCTCCGGGGTCCCGTCGGGGGCCACCTGGTTCAGGGCCGTGATCCGCAGCATTAGCCGCTGGACCACCGCCCCGGACTTCGACAGCAGGGCTTCGGCCTCGGCCAGGGTCATCGGCGGCTGGACCAGGGCCACGGCCAGGGTGTGGATGACCACCTGGCGTTCGTCGCCCTCGGCGGCCTTCCGCACGTCCATGACCTCGCCCAGGGTCAGGCCCCGCATCCGCACCGCACCGCCCCACTCGGGGACTTCGACATCCTCGGTGGGGATGTCGTCCGCGGCCAGGATGGCCTGTGCGGTCAGGTACTGACGCTGGATGGTGTCCGTGCCCACTTCGTTCCCTCCGTGCGGTCCTGGGGCTGCCTGGGCGGCCTGGGGGCCGCCCAGGCCCAGGTGGTTACGGCGTCGCGCCGTCGGTGATCGCCCCGGTGACCTGGAACTCGGCGTCCAGGGACACCGCCCCGTCCACGCCCGCTTCGGTTTCCAGGCTGGTGATGATGCAGTCGCCGGACTTCCGCGGGCGGCCCGTGGCCTTCCCCTCGGGGTAGTAATGGAACCCCTTGGTGGCCCCGATGATGCCGGTCAGGTATCCATCGGCCACGCTGTCAAAGTACCCCGACAGGGACAGGGTGGCGTCACCCAGGCCCGCCAGGTATTCCTTCGCGGTGGACGCCAGGTTGGTGACCTCCGCGGTGTCAAACGCCCGCGCCAGGCTGGTGCTGCTGATGTAGGACGACATCAGGCGGTAGGTATTGCCACTGTCCTGGATTTCCAGGTCGGCATCCTTGCCATGAACGAACGCCATGGTGCTGGTCCCTCCGTGTCCCCCAAGTCAGTTTACGGTGCCACCGGGTGGCGGAATGCGGCCAGGCCGAACGTGAACGACGGCCCAGTGCCCGTGATGGTCCAGGTTGCCCGCAGGTAGCGGGGCGTGGCCCCCGTCCAGGTGGCCCTCAGGGCCTGGGGGACACTCGCCCCTAGGACGGTGGCGAACGTGGCCAGGTCGGCCCACCCGGTGGCCCCGTCCGCCGACCCCTGGACCTTGGCCACCAGGGTGGGCGTCGTGCCCGCCTGGGCGGTCACCTGCAGGAACGCTTCCCCGCCGTTGGCCGTTCCGCCCGCGATCCCGCTATCCACCGCCGACCCGTTGGCGGTGGTGGTCGTGGCGGCCAGGGTGTGCAGGGACACGACGGGGCGCAGGCCGCCCGACGCCTGGATCTCGGCGGACAGGGTGACGGCACCTTCCACCGGGGCTTCCACTTCGTGGGTCGTGAACGGGCCCTGGGCTGCCCGCCCTGGGCTGCCAGGCGTGTCGGTGCCCGCGGGGTACACCAGGACGCCCTGGGCGGCCCCGGACAGCAGCAGCAGGCGGTCGGCCAGGGAACGCAGGGCGGACGCCCCGTCGGGGTCGGCGTCCAGGTAGCCGGACATCGACAGGGTGCCGTCGGTGGTCCCTGGGATGTATTCCTTGGCGGCGGACGTGAACACGGTGACCTCGCCCACGGCACCCGCGATGGCGGCCCCGGCGGTGTTCAGGATGCCGGACACGTCGTACCCCGCCACCAGGATGCGGGTGCCCCTGCCGTGGATCGGTGCCATGGGTCAGTCCTCCGTGTCGGCCTGGGGGCCGTCCTGGGCGTGCTGGGGGACCTGGGCGGGGACCACGAACCCGTCCCTGGCCATCCAGCGGGCCGCCTTGGGGTCCAGGTCGGTCACGGTGGTGCCCGCCTCGGCCCGGTGCAGGCTGCCGTCGGTGCCCAGGTAGTCAATCCCCGTGGTGGTCCGCCAGGCCGTCATCTTGTCGTGCGACATCGTGGTTACCCTCCCGGCCTGATGGTAACGCTGAACAGGGACTGGACGTGCTGGTACAGGACGCCCCCCTCGGTGCGTTCGATGCGTTCCTGGTAGCCGATCCGCCGACACGCCATCACCGTGAACCCGGCGGGCGTCAGGCCCGCGGCGTCGGTCAGCAGGGTGTTCAGGCGGGCGGCGGCGGTGGCGGCCCGTTCGGCGGAATGGCCTTCCTGGATCACGTCCACCCCGTAGGTCAGTTCGCTGAACGCCAGGCCCGCCAGGGTGTAGGTGTCCTGGGACGGCCCGACCAGGCCAAACACGGCGTAGGGGTCGGTGGGGGACTCGGGGGCCACCAGGTGATGCAGGCCGCCAGGGGCCAGGGCCACGAACCCCACGTCCGGGTTGGTGTCCGCGGCCACCAGGGCCACCAGGGCGGCGTCCACGGGGTTGGGTGCGATGGTGGGCACGGGCTACATCCTCCGTGGCAGGCGGCGGCCCAGTTGGGCCAGGGCGGCTTCCACGGACGGCAGGACCCTGGCGGCGGCCTTGCCCGCCGTCGCCCTGGCCGCCATGCCCCGCCAGGACATGGTGTAGCGGGCCGTCCGCCGGAAGGGGTAGGCCGAACCGGCCCCGGCGGCCCCGGTGCCCAGTTCGACGTAGGCCGCATATTCCACGTTGTTCCCAATCCCGCCCGCCACCACGGAACTGTCGGCGCTGGGCGTGATGGCCTGCCACCCGGTTTTCAGGCGGCCACCGGACCTGGACACCGGGCTGTTGGATACGGCCTCGGCCTGGATGTCCAGGACGCCCCTGGTCACGATGTCGGACGCGGACGCCCGGATGTCCAGGGCGTAGCGGTCCAGGCGGCTTTCAGCCGTCCACCGCACGCCGTCGTTCCTGGGCACGGGGCTACTCCACCACCGTGGCGATCAGCCGCCGCCAGGGGGACAGGGACCCAGGCCTGGGGGCGGCCTGGACGTGGAAGGTGTCCTGGCCGACCGCCAGGCGGTCGGTCACCAGGATGTCGGTGGCGGCGGGCACGGTCACCCCGTAGCCGTCCAGGATGCCCAGGCGGTCGGCCACGATGGCTTCCCCGCCACCCGTGCTGGACAGGGTGCCGATGCGACAGGGGACCGCCCCCAGGCCCACCACGGGGACGTAGGCCTCGGTGGTCCCGCCGCTGCTGTCGGGGGTCCTGGTCAGGCGGTGGACCGCCAGGGCGTCCGGCAGAACGTCCAGGGCGGCGGCGTCCAGGGCTTCGTCCAGGCTGGTCGGGGCGCAGGTGGTCACGGATAGGTCACCCCAGGGATGCTCCCAGGAATGTTCAGGCCCGCCACCGCGTCGTCCGCGGCGTCGGCCAGGTCATCGGTGCTGGTCATGGCGCGGTGATCGGTCACCAGGACCGACGCCCCACCCACGGACCTGGCGGCTTCCGCGGCCATGGCCAGGCAATGCTTCACCACCTGGGACTTGGCCACCTGGGCACCGTCGGCCATCACGTCCACCATGGTGACGGCCTTGCCCGCCTTGGCCTTCCAGGCCTGCCACACCGCCCATGCCAGGTCGAACGTGGGCACCCAGGCGGCGTCGGACGGGCTACGCCTTTCGGCGTCGGCCCGCCTGGCGCGGCGCACCAGGTGTTCCACTTCGGCGGCGTCCAGGCACGGCTGACTGGTCACCTGGGCTTCCAGGCTGACCCACGCCACCGCCTCGGCTGTCGTCATCGCGTTCGCCATCCCCGTCCACCCCCTTCCATCCCTCGAAAGCCAGGACCGCGGCCACCTTGGTGGTGACCTGGGCCGTCCGCCCGTCGGGGTGCTGGATCGTTACGTCCACCGGCTTCCCTCCAGGCCCCACCAGGGGCTAGGTGTCCAGGGGGCCCGGGTCCCCTCGCCCGGGCCCCCTGGTCAGGCGCGGCCCTGGTTAGGGCTGCAGGACCGCGAAGGGGTAGCGGGTCGCCGAGGCGTTCAGCCGGTTGACG